CCAACGATGCGATACTCTATGCTCACATCAAGAGCATCTTCACTTTCTGAGAGAATCACATCCACTGATTCGACTGTCACACGAGGTTCCAGTCTCTCAATGGTATTTCTAATTTCGTCTTTCAGGTCTTCTGCTGAGAAAACGTCGAACGGTTCAAACAAAAGACCTGTAACGCGGGACCCAATCTCCATTTGAAAGGGTCTCTCTCCAAATTGTGTCATGATAAGATTCCGAACTGACTGCTTAATAGCATTTTCATTCGTAACTGACCCAAAATCTTCCGTATTCGGATTCATATTGAAGGATACAGAGAAATCTTTGTACCCTCGGGACAGGAATTGTTCAGATCGGAACCGATAACGTGCCAATTTTCTGATTTATATCAGTGTTCTTGTTTATTTATAGGTTCAACGGGAGGATTATATTTCAAAAACTCCCTAAATGTCATTTTCATCTCCCGTTCTGTCATTCCACAATGTTTGGCAGCGTGTGGAAGGTTCATTGTGGCACGATACAGTGCCACATTTGATTCCTTGACGAGTTCAGGAGTGGTGACTACCTTACCTTCCTTGACCTCTGTACCTCTTTTGCTTACCATTTCGTGATGTTGCGCTAAGTTTAGTGTTTTGTGATGCTCCCTGACGGGTTGTTTTAGGTTGTGATGGAATAAAGTTACCACCAGCAAGTCCTGTCGTTGATCTCTTTGCCATTATGCTCCTATGGGGACCCTAAGATGATAGCACATTTGGTGATCCATACGCAACCACACTGTTACAGGGATATGACCACCCCATCCAACCAGGTGTTCCAACGCCAAGTGGATCCAAAACACGAGCAACTGGTAGTTTTGCAGAAAATACAGTCAGTGTTGATGTGAAAGCGAATCGAACATGACCAATTCCAGCGTTATCTTCGATCGTTAAGAGTGAACATGGGATAGGAGTAGGTACAGGACACAATCCTTTGGCACATGGACACATGTAAATGATGATATTTGTGCAAGTTGAGATGTGTGGTGTGAATACATCACCAAAAGTCATGCAAGGAAGACCGTTGATGAGCACAGTTGCCTTGATAGCACTCAGTGGATTGATTGGAATTAGAGGAGTAGGGGGCCACCAACATGTCCATTCCTTAATAACGATACTGTAAGGGATTGGAGGGGTGCCACAGGGTTGCACAGAGTGGACTGTGGGCGGTATACAGATACCATGTCCTGAGTCAGGTAACCCTGTGATAGGTGCAACTGGTAGTAATAGTCCGAATGCCATGATTAACCGTTAAATAAATTGTCTGTGTCCGTAGAGAAATCTGATATCCTTGTATTTAAGTCATCCTCAAAACTGTAATCCTCATCAATGAAGTCCTTGTAAGTATCATCTTCAAATTCAACATCCCTCAAAGAACTATATTTCTTTTTAAGTAACTCTTTATCAGCAGGATCATGAGATGATGTATGTATCTTCCTGAGTGGTGCTGGTGGATTTGGTTGCACAACTTCATTCCTTTCATTAAAGACACCACCTCCACATTCATCGAAGAATGGATTACCCATATTTCTAGCAGTTTGACCAAACGTGATAGTTGATCCTGCACTCCAATTCTTAATAGTCATAGTACCAGAGAATGGTCCTAGTATCATACCAAGTTGATTCATTTGATATGGGTCAATAGAGATTGATAAGTCATTCACATATTCTAGTGCAAACTCATTTGCTGCTGGTGTGTTAGCATTGCCACTACCATATAGAAGGAGATACAAGTAGAAGACAGAGTATAGACATGTGACACCAGCACCGAATCCTTGATAGACACCTACTGACCCATCACCTCTCTGTTCCCAGAAAGTTTGACCAGGTGTTTTTCCTTGTGTTTGATTATTACCTGTTCCCTGAGGCCAATAGGAACCATAGACATCTAAGACACCATTAGGGTTTCCATTGCCGCTAGAACGCCTTACATAGGTGTCCCAGCACTCTTCTGCTGGCATACCATTTTGCAGTCGTTTGATGGATGCTGTGTAGTACACATTACTATTGTTAGTTTGACCAGCAGCAGCAAGAACCTGAGATGTACTTGTAGATGTCGATCCATCTTCATTTGTTGTAGTAGTGGTTACAGTGTTGAATCTATCAGGAGTAGTATATGTTAATGATCGAGTTCGATATGATTCGATGTTCTCTCCTAACCATACAGATAACTGTGTTAGTTCTGAGTAGTCCGCATGTTGCCAGTCATACGTATTCTCATCCAAACCAATAGGAACAAATACCACATCATTACCACCAGAAGGATCCCAGTAGCATCTACCTTCAACGGAACCAGTAATACCAGATCCTGCACCAACCATCGACCCAGTGATGTTACGAGTACACTTCCAGCAATTCTTATTATCTACTCCACCACTAGTTACAGGACGTGGTTTAGTAACTGCTGGTTGATCAAGTTTATGCATCCATGCCATGAAGTTCTCACCATCAGGTCCAATGGTTTTACCACGAGTAGAAAGAGTTACTTTGAAAGCACCATTGTCACCCTTGGATGCACAATACTTATAAACAATGAAACCAAATGCTTTACCAGTTTCCTCATCAAGATATGGGCAAGGTAGATCCTTGAACCTAGTTACATTGTAGAACTTAGGTTGTGGAATAACAATACACTCCTGACCATTGTTCCATCCATAGAAGTCACTGAGTTTATCCATCTCACCATCTGCTGCCTTCGCTGCCATCGTTGCATCAGAGTAAGTAGTCTGATACATCTGAGCAAATGCTGTACTGTTCTTAATCAGAAACTCAAAGTCACCTTCATTAGGTATTGCAGCAGTTGCTAACCTAGGCACAGTGATCTTAACGCACTCCTTAGGAATGCCTTGACATAATGCAGTTTTCTCTGTTTCATCAACCTCACCAATTTTAATATAACCAGTTGGGTACGTAGCATTGAAACCATTCATCATGGTCTGCATACTCTTCAACGTACCATCATCCAAGACACCAAGTTGACTAGTATTCAAGTCACTCTTTTCTGCAACTGCTTCTTTCAGTGATTTGGATTTTATGTCACTCGAACGGAATCGACCAGTCTTAGGATCGATATCTGAGTTTCTTATAGTCTCCGCTCTCTTCTCAGGTGCGACAGTTTCCCTGAATGCTTTCTGCCCCTTCTTGGTATTGGGACCTCGCATCTTATACTCTTCTTCCTCAACCTCTGCCACAAAGATTCTAGGAGGATTGTCTGGATCAGGATCATAACCTGCACCACGATCTAAAATCGTAATCTCTCGAATAGCACCATTAGCATCAAGTCTACTAATTTCAATCTTAGCAGGTTTCATCCTCCGACGCCTACGATCCTCACTACTAGTTGTCTTTAACTTCTTATCACGAATTGATACTGCTTTGAGAACGGTTTGTTTCTCATCCTCATCCATACCCTCAATCTTCACATCGGAGTTAGATGAATAGGGATAATCATTCTCCCTCTTCTGCATTCTCTTATCACTGTCACGATTGATACCGTTGACAGTCTTCTTACTGATGCGTTTTAGATTATAATCATAGTCTTCACCATCATAGTTCTCGATATGATCTTCTGGGATTCTAAATTTAGTATTTTCAAACTTAAATTGTTGTGTGACTTCCCTAGTTAAGTCCATCGCACCATACTCATTCAAGATCAAAGGATCCTGAATTACGACCGATGGATTCTTATATCCAAACCCTGCATTTTCAATAATAATAGATGAGATGCGCCCGTCCTTACTCACCTTTGCAGATAATTCTGCTTGATCTAAGGTCTTACTATGGATCAGTGCATCGCGGTCAATTTCTACTTTGTAGTAACTTAGTTTCTTGGGGAACTCATACACACCAAAGAATGCTGCACGATCACCAACACCATATCCAGCAATCACTTCGATGTTAGCAGGGTCTCTACCATTGGGTGTAAAGATCTGTCCCTCAGTAAATACATCGCCATCACCAATCAACTCCATATAACCACAACGGAGTTTGTTACCAAAGTAAGCGTGTTCACCAATCTCCCATCCATTGATAGTATCGCCTTCTGCAAATCTATCAACACCACCATCAACGTATCTAAACAAGAGTGTATGACTTTCAGTATCACACACCTTGAAACATTCATTCATACCATGATGCTGGAAGTCTGTAAGAGACAACGAGGTATTAGTAGTTCTCCATGAGTCAGGACGAATCTCATAGAAGTGTGAATGATACTCTTTGGTAACTAATGCTTCATCACATACACACCTATCATCTGCTGGTGTGGAGTTTGCACTGCCTGGTACATTTTTGTTAGGACATTGGTTACGATCACTAATACTATACTGAACAGAGAAGATCGGTCCATTCCATGGATACGTTGTGTTGTACACATAGTAGAAGAACTGCGAATCAAATGCTGCATGGAATTCAAGATACTTGGGCACTGCCGCTTTGACCGCACCATTCTTACCATACACCCATTCAAAGTATGCGTCACGATTATCAATCGGACAAATTTGTGGATCACCCCATCCCACAGCAGGATGCCTATTTGTAGAATATGCTCCGCTAAGACGATTACTTCTGAAATAATTATAATTAAAGATGCCACCACCATTGGCAACCATCTGACCATCTTGATCATATTGTCTTAGATATCCTGCATCAGCATCAAACTGATACTCATAATTCTCATGAGTGTAGATAGCAGGACTACCACCAATACTAGGATGACCACCTAGATCAGGTCCTTCCCATTCATACCAACCTGCACGAGTTGCATAGTCCACAGGTGTGCTATAACCAATCGGACCAATCAATCCTACATCTGCATATACCTTACGATTACCTGTTGTAGTATCCTTCGCGAAACACCACCCTACAATACCAACATAACTATATTCCTCATCACGAGGTTCCTTACAATTAGGTACGCCACTCACGCGCTCTAAGTTTACTTCCCCTGGTACATTTACAGTATAGAAATGATCCTTCTCTGATGTACTACTAGATTTGTAATATTCATATAACGGTACAGGTGTCTCACCAGTATCTGCATATATCTGAGCATCTGCCTGAGTGTTATACACATACCCTAAGACTTCAATATAAACATAACCACCACCAGGTCCACCACCCGCTCCTGCTGTGTATGTACTATTGTTTGCTACTAACTGTGTATCATTCTTACTATTCTCATACCAGATATGTACTGCCTTAGTCTTACCTGGTTTCCCTGCTCTTGATAAAAAGAATACAGGCTCACCATTACGGGGTTCGCGGTTATATGCACGAGCAACCTTACCACCACCCTCACCTTGTCCTACCTGCTCACCAGTGAAGTCCGTAGGCCAACGCAATGCTCCCCTTGGTGTATACTTATGATCATCATTACCACCACTACGATACCAACGATATACAGGTTGACGATTAAAGTCACACTCCTCTAATGGTGTACCTGCTGCACCAAAACATTGCTCATCATTATCACCAATATAATAGACCCGATCATTACCAAATACGGTAGTGCCAGGTCCATCATCATTAAATGTAATACGATACCCTGTACCAGGACCAGAGTGATTTGCATGTGATTCATAATTACCACTTGCAGGTCTTTCCCATTCCTTTTGATATACACCGCCCTCATCAATGTTGGGAAAGGATCTAGCAGTCTCCTGGATAAAAATGGACATTAGGGTTCAATGACTTTGATTCTGTCTTCCAACATATTTAGGCGTACATATAGATCATCAAAGATCTCTTTCATATTCAAGTAATCCGCATACCCTTCGGGTTTATACTTCATCATATCAGCACCAGGTGTTGGCATATGTCCTAATGCCGTTTCCACATTATTTAAACGAGCACTTAGATTTTCCATACCTTTCGCGATCATCTCCATATGCTCGCGGTATACATCTAGAAACTCTTGTTGATCTTCCATAATAACTTAGGTTTGCTCTTCGGATTTTTTTAAAATAATAGTACCATCAATATCCTCACTCCACTCCACCATCATCCCAGGATACCACCCCAAATCCTCCATTACCTCCTCTGGAAACGTAATGAAACAATCGTCATTCTCATCTACCTCCACAGGCACTACAAATCGTTTACTCATAAGACTTCTCCTTTTGTTTTTATATAGGGTTTCAGTAATTTGCGATCCTTCAACCTCAACACTACCTCTGTATTATCTGCCCAATACTGTAATGCTACTAAGTCTGCAATACGACTGGTCTCCCATGCAGGGTGGTGTAACATGAATCCATCTCCGAGGTATATACCACAGTGATTGCATGTTCTACCCTCCTTCCATGAATAACCCCCTTGTAGGCGATCGTAGAACAGTCTCATGATCATTACGTCCCCTACCTCTAAGTTATCTAATGGTGTCTCATCATAGATGCCACCCTGATAGATTGTGTCGAACCCTCCTTGCCTCCTCTGCTCCTCTTCGATGTACTCTGATTTAAACAGATATTTTTTCTGTGATGGGTAATCATACAAATCCCTCCCATAATACGTTTTGTAAAAGTCTCGGACGATCTGGTAACAACCTCCCAGTCCTCTGTCCTTATGGGACTCAGGCCAGGGGCGTCCTACCCATTCCTTCCAGTTCTCCGTAACCTCGTAGTTGTATGGTCTCCGAGTATCCTCAGTGATTCTTTCAGACATAGCATTACATAAGATAGTTGATCCCCTAGGGTCTCTGAATATACTGGGGAAATTTTTTCATATACAGGGGAAACATTCATTAACTTAATATATCGACCGCTCTGGGATACTGTTGTAGGTTAGAGAGAAGGTACTTATTAATATACCGCTACCGCGATATAACATAACGGGGCAACGGTTACTGTCATATAGGGGACAGGATTAACTGTCCCTCATGTTAACAAACTACATCATAACATAGTCCTTCAAGTATTAGATAGTCACACCACTGTGTATACTGGGAGAGTTGTTCATATAGTCCAGTATCTATCAAGAACTGTGCTAACTCTATCTGTTCATCAGGGGGGAGGGATCCAGTATCATATAGATCCATCAGTGTTTCATACTTAATGGGGAGATTCATTTTGTAGAATAGAAGAGAGAGTCTGCTAGTGCTTGTTGATAATCAGTGAATGGACCATACTTAGGACAACCATCGTAATCGTAGCGCCAAAAGTGTTTCCTATGCTTCTCCCAGATCTTTACACTTACTGGGGGTTTCGTATCTAACTGGATAGATTTAGACATAGTAATCCTCCGTTGATAGATCATCGAAAGACTCATCAAGTACACACTCAAAGTCTAACATATCATCAGTAGTTTCATCATCTAGGATGTCATCGATCCAGTCTGATTGTAGAGTGTCATTCATAATCGTGGGAGTCTAATCGTTGTTGCTTTGATTGATGCTTACCTGTGGAAAACTCTGTGGAGTCAGTATCATTGTAGAGAGAGGGTTTCCCTGTGGAATACTGTCTCTTTTCTCGGATAGACTTGGGGCGTCTGCTGTTATGCAGGTCGTTTCGTTTGTAAGTGCGTCCCATGATTGTGTAATGTGGAAGTGTTAACGAGTAACATTGCTATTATGTAGCATCTCAGAGGATTTGTCAAATCACTGTGTGGAACTCAGAAAATCGTCCCTGTGTTGTTGACAGTCTCTCGGTTGATATGTTACGCTCCAAGGTAACTACAAATAGAGACAAAACAGAGTATTTAGACATCTATCAGGAGAGGTATTCTGAACGTAACTATGTTTATTTAAGTATTTAAATAATTCACAGAAATGTGGAAAACTCTCCGCAAACTGTGGAAAACTCTATACTGGGATGACATTAAATGTAAGAGTGATTCTATTATCTGTTGGGTTAGATTCGTATCCATGCGTTAAGTTAGATGGATAGATTAGAGCGTCTCCTTGTTGTACGGGGATAGTTGCTTCTTGTAAGTTAAAAGCAGTCATTTGTTCAAAGGGTAACATCATCACAGGGAACATTGATGATAGTGTATTACGTTTGAATTTTAGGTAAGAGTGAGAGTCAGGGACATAATTGATAAAGAGAGTACCACTGAATAGGCAGTTACTATGTTCATGTGGTGCATAGATTGCTTGTGGATGTGCGACCTCTATGTAAGAATCAGAGATGGCAAAGTTAGTTGCATAGTTTAGTGATGAATCATTGCATTTACGTACTGCTTCGAGTAACTCTGCTTCAAGATCTGGGAGGTCTTGTAGTATCTTATTCTTTGGTCCTATCTGTTGAACGTTATGGCAGATTTGTTGTCTATCATGATCAACGAAATCTTCATTCTTTATCCAGGAGAGGATTTTAGGAATGAAGTCTGACATATTATATTTGGTGACAGGTTGCATGAACAAACCATAAGTTTCAAATGTGATTTGTTCTTCAAGAGAGTCAGATAGGTTGATTTCTTTTGTCATTACTTAGTTGATGATGTGTGACTATGTATGATACTGGGGAGGGGGGTTGTGGGCGCTTGTAGAGTGCTTAGAGAGTGTTTATGATGTAAGTGAGGATATGATAGAAAGATTAGATTTAGTCTGATAAGTCTTATCGAGTTTCTGACTCATTATTCTGTTGATCTTACGTGCTGTTGCATATCTCCTGGGGAAGAGACTTTGCCCTGATAGTTGTTGCTTGTACGTAGAATTGATGGAGGATTGTGTTTTCATTAGAATTAATTGCTGACGGGGGTGATACGATAGCAGTGCTCATTTGACCATAGTTTATTATGCATTGCCATGATATCTAATGCTCTCATTTGAGTCATAGGGAGGAAGACTGTGTTCTCCCAGTTACCAATTTTGCCGTACTTGATTTGAAGTTGATACATGAGAAAGAAGAGAAAGTGTTATGTAGAGAGGGTTATCGTATCAGTTGAAGATGTAACCAGACTTAAACTCTTCGTTCACATATACTTTCTGAGTGCCATTCTGTCCAGCAAACTTACGAACAAACCACTTAAAATCCTTTTGAAATACACCCTCACCAGTTACACAAAACTCAGCGCAGAGTGCATTAAGGCGTGATTTTGTGGTGACAGACTGCCAACCGCCATCAAAGATTGTCATGCTATCTTCATCGATCTCAGCGATCTTGTTGCCATGGAGACGCACAATGGAGACCTGTGATTCTTCATTGAAATGCACAGTAGTGTTGCCTGATGCCCAATTCTTGGATGCCTGTACAGCGGCGTTCATTTGGGTTTCGATCTTACGCATGATTGGTTTTGATGTAGTGTGAGGGCGGAGAGGCGGTCTGCTGTGCCCCTCTCGCTTGAACGTATTGTACTGTATCTGAGGGCGTTTTCAACATGAATCTCAGATATTGGGTCGGATCCCCGATTGGCACAAGGGCGAGGTCAGAGGTCGAATTCTTTATACTTAGCGATGTATTGTGTGGTGTCATCGTTAACATACTCTTCGATCAATTGCTTGCACTCACATACAGTGTCAGCACCAAAGATACGATCGTAGATGAACACACCCTCCTTAATCTCATTGCGTTGGTTAACACGATATCTGGGAGGATTAGGATTTCCGATGTGCTCACCATCAAAATCTTCGGTGATAGTGAATGCAGCGAGGCGACGATCGTTGTGCCAGATTGAATCCTCGCTAATCCAGATGTCTTCACAATAGTGAATGAAATCTCTGCGGATTGTCTTCTCGATGATAAGCATGATCAGTGAAATGTGTGGGTCTTGTGTGTTGTGATTCTACATTGAATCGATCTGACGTTGAATAGTTTCGTTACGTTCCTCAATCATATCGACGAGAGAGGAATCCATCAGATCAATTAGAAAGTTTACCCCTAACAGGATAATGATAGCGGAGAGTGCAATACGCATGATTAAGTGTTAATCAGAGGGACATCATGAATTCAGCAATTGCTTCATCATATTCTTCCTTAGTTTCAAATGTACGACCGTGAATAGTGCGGGGATATTCCGCAACGTCGCGATCACTGATTGATACATAGCAATCAGTTTCATCGTAACCCATATCAACGAGGTTTTGAATGTAAGGATTGGAAATTGTCATGTTAGTGAGATTCTTGAAGAGTGGGTATGATTTAGTGGTGCTCAGTTTGATGCCTCCATGAACACATCGTAGAAGCAATCGAACGCCGCTGGATCATGACAGAATGAAGAGATTCCGCTTTGATCACACATCCAATCGTATGCCATATCGATGTCCGCACCAGTGCCAAGCACGAACGAATCGAGACCGCGTAGAGCGTTGATGAAATCGGAGTCGTTGAGAAGCATTTGAGTTGTGTTCGTTTGTCTTGAATCAATTGTAGCAGATCTGGGGGCGCTGCCAACGTCAAACCCCGATATTGGGTACAGTTGCTGGATTGTCACACTACCAAAGTGTGGGAACTGGCGTTAGATTGCTGATGCTGATTTCTTTATAGTTATCTTTCACAATTCCTTTGGTGACATCATCAATGTCAAAGAATAGGTCGATTGAATCCACTGCCCCATGATATTGACGTTGCAAGACATCATCGATCTTGGTGCGACTCTTAGCACTCAAAACATCATCGAAACCAGTCACATTGCCTGCTGTGTTGAAACGAGGTGCAAGGCGAGGGAGAACACTAACGAAGATAATCTTCTCGATGGAATTACACTCGGGAGCGTAATACAAACGCGCCGCTTCACCAATAGTGGTATTTGCATAGTTCTTGATATTTTTGTTGACATTGCTATTAATTGCTTTGGCAAGGATTGCAACGCGAAGTTCACCATCTTTGTCAAATCCTGCGATGTCAATATCAAACGTTCCACCGAATGCATCTTCGGGGAGTTTATATTCAAACTTCCAATCATACTCAGCGAGGTGAGTATTAGCGTTCAAAATCTCATTGAGCAACGCTTGATGCAGCACCTCAGTACGTTTGGAGGAGCGTACATTCTGAAAGGATGTTGTGAGAAAGTCTTCGAGAATCATGGGAGGAAGGTGATGAATAGTGGACGAAGTATGAATCAGAAAGGGTTAGACCAAGACTCGTATTTCTTCATTGTGATGTAACCTTCCCTGCAAAGTGAGTCAGTATAGTATGACCACTCCAAACGCTTAGCAACAGCATCGGTCGCCATCTTTGTGCCCTTAGTTGTCACTTTCCAGTTGTAGCGAAACTGTTGCAGTGCTTGTGCTTTGGTGATTGTCAAAGTGTGTCCTTTGCTGATGAATCAATTATAGTCCATTGGGGGTGCCCTGTATACGGGTCAACCCCATTTTGGGTACAGTTGTCCCACTGTCACAAGGTTTGTTGATATTCTCGCAATGCTTCGATAATAATAGATTTCAGTTCAATTCTCTCTTGATCAGTGAAGATAGTGCGTGTCTTTACTGGCATGGGTGCATAACTACTAGGTTTCTTCTTTGTACCTTTGCCAGGTAATGACATGCCCTGTGTATCAATCTTGCTCACTTACCTACACCCATAGGATCATCACATTCTGCCTCTAATAGTGACACTAAATCATTATCAGTCTTCAATGCTTCTAATACCTCAGGGAACTCACTTTCTGCGATTTCTAACATTTCATCAAATGACAGTTCATCACATTGACGCGACAAGTATTCATAAACAATACCTTGAACCTCGCCTTTGCTCAGTTCACATGCCATAATGCGAACACATTCATTTTGGAGTAGATCTCTATCTACGATATTGTCTTGGGTCATGATACTTAGTTGTGAGGGTGGTGAATAGTTGAATCGTAATAGTTCATCATTTTACTATCACGTTCTGCTAAGAATAGCAGGTAGCATGTCATCCCCATGAAGATGAAGATGCCACTTAATATGTATTGTGTTGCTCTCATTAGGCGTAGGTTTGTTGAATTGCATCAGACTTAAAACGCCTGCATAGTTTGAACAATAGTTTCAGATCGTCTTCGATAACATAACGAAACGAGTCTGATTCGATGATAAACTTACCATCTTCCAACCACACTTGTGGAAGTTGTTTCTTGTAGACTGGGAGATCGAAGAGCATGATGTTAGATAAGAGTTTACAGTTAGTGAGGGGAATCACCCCACACATGCCATGGGAGCATACTCTGAGCGAGGCATCTTGTCGGTGTTGTAGTTAGTTACCTCAGCACCGCCAGCGATACGCTCAGCAACCTCATGTTTGAAGTTAGTAGCACTGATTACACTGTAAGAACCTTTGTTAGCATCAATGAAGTGTACACGCTTGATGAAACGCTTAACAACAACTTTCATGCCTTTGATGTCATCTGCCTCAGCAATGAATGCCTCAGGGAAGAAATCAACGACGCATGTTTGGTTGGTGAGTTGCATTTGCTCTCGTTTTCTTTGACTCTCTTAATATACACGATTTTGGGGCGCTGTGCCGTTTACTGGTCCACTTCGGCAGGTGTCACAGCAAGATTGAAACTTAGTGTCATTCTGTTATTGTCATTATTCTGCATTCGTACACCATGACGAACAAAAGCAGGGAACAACAATAAGTCTCCTTCTTTAACATCAGGTTCCACAATGTGAGGTTGCTCAAATATATGTGTGTAACCAAGGATTGTGTGATCTAAGTTCATGTTTTCAAAGTAGAACTTACCGTCCTTCTTCTCATCAAAACTAACAAAGATGACACCAGAAAAGTTAATGAAATCAGGGAAGTTTACGTGGTTATGTGGTTCTTGTGAGCAACCATTGTTGTACACATTCAACCATGAATTCACAACTTCAATATTCACATTGCGTGGGAAGTATTGAAATAGGTAGGGATACAGGAAATCAACTAGTTCCTGCGGATCAATGACATCAGACTCTTCAAAATGCGTCGTCTGTACATTACAATTCCAGCGCCCATCAGTGTCCCTAAGTAGATGTTTGGCGCTCTCCAAAAGACGACCAAACACTTCTTGATGATTGTATACGTGTGCTTGGTAATACTTGATCGGGAACAATGTCGTTTGCATGGTTGATAACAACTTCAAATTTGGATCGGTAGTCATAAGCGTAGGTGGTGCGATTTCCATGGATTCCCCAACCTAACCAAGGATATGCATGTGTCATATAGTATTCAATTGTATGACCGAACGTCTTCAAATAGAGTTCATATTCCATCCACTGTGGTTCATTTACCATGTACCTAAGTTGTGTACTAAGTGTTGATGGACTGCCACCATATTTGGCAGCAAAGTCACCTAGTCCACGATATCTATTGATGGAGGTCCATTGAATCAGACCATATCCACCACGTAGACATTGATCATAGGGCACGATTGCTCCACCCTCACATATATTAGGTTTGAATCGTGACTCTTGTTGAATGTTACCAAGCACAACAGCGAGAGCATTTTGGTCTTTAATGCCCCTTTGCTGTAAGAATTCTAGGGTTTGTTGTTCATGTGAAGTACATTCAGCACACTCAATCACTGGTGTTGGTGGTAGTTCTGCGTAAATCATCGTCGTTAATTATCAGGGTAGTAGTATACTCTTCGAGGTTACTTATGTCAATGGTCTCCAATATCTGTCGATTTGCCTCTTTCCAACTTGGACAATTGTGGGGATTTGAGCAACTCATGTTGGTGATCTAATTCGTTATAGAGTGAATCAAGTAGTCCATTGATGTAAGTTGATTGATCTAATTCCTTAGACAACTTCATCATCTCAACAACGTGATTCTTTGATAGTTCTAGAAGATAACACTGTTTAGTATTAACCTGAATGTTACTGTTGATCATGCGAATCCACCTCCTTTGGTTTTAAGATCAATAACTTCAACACCTGAGCAATAACTGGGATAATTCCACCATGCTTCAAGAACTAGGCGATAATCATCCACAATTTTTACACTGCCATCAGTGCAACGTATCTTATATCTATGTCTGTCATAGGGAGCATCTGATGTCAATGTGAAGAACTTAGGCAGTCCAGTCATGAGTCAAAAAGTGATAGAAAGAAGAGTAATAGTCCGAAGAGTATAAAGTAAGCAAGTATTACTGTGAATCCAACCATTGTTGATACTCAGGATTGTCAACATAATCTAGTTGCTCAGGTGACCAGACTTGCTCACATGGAACAACATTAGAGGGAGGCATTGCCATCAACAGAGCACGAGACTGCTCCACTAATTCTTCAAGAGTATACTTTGCCACTGTTTTGACTTTTTGCATGGTTTGTTGTGTTCTTGGTTATTGTAGACCAATACGTTAGTATTTTATCATTTTGTGTGACTGTTGTCAAAGTGTACACCCTTGTGGGGTGCAATAGCACCTAATGTGATACGAATGTCATTAGTCGGAGGATTTCCATCATGCACTATTCTACTATCAAAGACAATAATTCTTCCTTGTTTGAATTGAATTTCCGTTCCATCTTCAAAAACCGTAGAACCATCATTCCCATAAGCATGGTAAATGATAGATGTCGCCTTATGATTGAAGTCGGTATGCATCTGAGACTCATGACCAGGGTTTTGTGCATTAACCAATAACCGATGGATGTGAGATAGAGGGAGGTCCTTACATATGTCTTTAAGGACACATTCGTTGAAATACGCGAAGAACCAATACCATGGTGTTTCTGATGTAAACTCATTGTCTCGGATAACTGTGTTGCCCCAGAATCGTGCTTTTGCATAATCACCATATGGTGTGTTGTTGTAGAAGTAAGGAAAATCAGTGGATAAGTATTCACCCACGTCATCAATCATCCAATCAGGGAAATACCCATCAATTACTTTAATGTTATCGTTCATTTGACTATAAAATTAGCGGATACTGTAATTCTGGCAACACCAGTGTTATTCTTTTGTGAGGTAACTTGATGATGTAGATATGATGGGAAGATGACTAAATCACCCTCAGATATATCGGGGAACCAGGTATTGGTGCATGGATAATGTCTACTGAAATACCCATGATGTACATCTTGCGATGGATCGTAGAATACAAATTTACCATCCTTCTCAGGATCATACTGAACAAAGTAAGCACAACTAAATGTACAATTATCACCACCAGTATGTGTATGTATCTCTTGGGAATCACCCTGTTTGTATACATTTATCCATGCTTCTGTCATTTCTATGGTGGCAGTGGGTTTGCCACCCAATTGCATGTGCATGTCCATGAGATTATCGGAAATCTCATTGTTGAACATTTGCCACGAAAAGTCCTCATCATTTGTATCACTTTCAAATGAACTACTGACAGTACAGTTCCACTCACTGGGTTGTGATATGTTTGCTGTACCAAGTTCATAGAGTAGCATATCTTTGAGGTGCTTATGTCTAGCAACCTCACCATGATAATACCATTTAGGAAATAATGTCTGAACTTTACCCATTATGCAACCAACGAAAGAGGAGGAATACCCTGCACAAAGATAGCATCAACTACATTTTGCAGGCGTTTGATGACATGCTTGCCATAAGTCCTGTGGACGGGAACAGTAACGAAACCTGTGGGTTTGTTATAGAAACCCCACTGACATGCAGTGAGTTCACCAGACTTTAAGCGAGCAGCATCATCTTTATCTAGGCGAATCACGCGACCGATAGTCTGTGCCATCTCCACAACGTTGAGGTTACGAAGTAAGATAGTGTGAGTAAGACCAGGGACGTTGATACCCTCAGAGAGAATAGAATAGTGGAAGACGATGAACTTGCGTCCTTCTTCTTTGCCCCACTGTGTCAACGTGTCGAAGAATACTTCACGAGATACTTTGACACCATCAACGATTGCACCAAACTTAGATGTAACGTGCATCACATTATAACCACGATCTTTGAGTTCTGCAAGCAATGTTGTCTTGCCGATCATGTTACCGAGGATGCGACTAGATGGCACAGCAACTAGAACCTTAGCAGCACATGTGTCGTCAAGGTTATCAAGAATGTCACGAACAGTGCCAGCGTCAATGTCATGAACGTTGTGCTTTGTACGCTCGTGATCAGTCTCGAAAGGAACAATCGTAGGAGGGAGGATGTGACCTTGCTCGATCAGTTCAGGAGCAGGGACATTACATAGGACACCACCATAGATGTCACTGTTGTTCATGCTACGATCATGCTTACGTGCAACACGAGGAGTTGCAGTAAAGAAGTAGGCACGATCTGCAACCATAGATGTTGCAGCAGTACCAACAAAGAACTGCTTGCTTACACTATTGTGTGCTTCGTCAAAGTATGCACAAGAGATATCGATGCCACTATCAATCACTTTGGGGAGAGAATGATAGGTAGTAAAGATGATGCAAGACTCATCAGCAGCACGAGCGGTGTCATTGAAGAGTGCAATCTTCTCAGGTTTGGTAGACTTGAAATAGCGAGTCTCTCCACTGTGTGCATGACAGACATGCGTCCAAGTGCCACTGATGTGCTGCATGAACTCTTCACAGAGTTGATTAGCAAGCAAGATACGTGGAGCAACAACAACTAGGGTGCGATTGCCAGTCGAAAGCAACTCGATAGCGTGCTTGATCATGATGATGGTCTTACCACCGCCAGTAGGCACGATGACCTGACCTTTGTCAGCACTCTGCATGGCGTCAAGAGCGCGTTGCTGGTGAGGGCGAAGGGTGATGGTCAAGTTCTGCGTTTCTGTCGATACAACTATTATACAGCAAAAAAGGGCGTTTGACGCCCTTTGTGACAGTATGCTGATTGTCTTTATCGATCTTCCAGTGCTGGCAACATATCGTTACCTGGGTGGTCGTTAGTCTTGCCCCTATATGCTTTCTTATATTGAAAGTGTGCAGGATCAAGTTCAAGATCATCCCAATCTTTGGGATAACATAACAAACAACACTTGTTCATTGGATTCCTAGAACCAGGAGGATTAGGTTTCTCACTGACACAAATAGTGATGTATTCATCATCGATAAAGTTAATATATCCTTCATGACCTTTCCATCTTACCTGTGCCCCAACAGACATAGATTTGATGATGTTTCTAATCTCGATTGCTGGTGCTTCGGCAATAAACAGTGGAGTAGTCATAGAAGTTTAGATGAAGTTTGCGTTAATCAAGATTCTATTCTTATGCTGGACTGGTGAATGACCAGTATGCATATGTTTACCATTAAATGTTAACAACCTATTTGCTTTGGGTGTAACACGAACGATGTCGTGATCATTCTGCTCTCCCAAAATAACAGTGTCGCCATCAGTATCGTTGACATAGTAAATGCACACAGTGTGTGGTTCTTTTGTGTCTACATGAAAGTCATGTCGATAACCTTCACTATTATATAGTGTCATATCTGCACGTACTCTCAGACATTCTTTGGCATTAACAGTTGATTGCATTTTATCAACCAACTGTGCAAAGTCTGGATCACCCTCTGATGTTAACCAGTGATTGAATCCATGTGCCTGAATATCTTTGTTGCCATGTGTCAGTGTGTGTTGATAATACCAAGGGAACTCCCATCCCATCAACACAGTCTGCAAGTGTTGATGATAATCAGTGTCTAGAAAATCATCAATGATTCTCATGTTTGAGATGTAAGGTGGTCGCAACTTCATCAATCAGATCCCTGGTAGTTTCGGGCAGTTCTCCATACTTAGTGTGATATTCTTTCTGTAAACTGAATAGAGCATCACGCAGTAATGTTTTCTGGTCGTTGTTCAATAGTGGAGACTTTAAGAACATGGTCATGGTGGCAGACACGCACTATTTAACGATTTACTTTTAGAGTATAGCGGGTTCTGTCAGAACAGCAACACCGTTTAGGGCACCAAATCGGAAAAGATAATGAAAGTCGTGGACCTGTGCCATGTTTGGTGTTGTGATACGCTCTCGCAGGAAAGTATAGCACATCTCCTGGGGTTAACACTGTATCAATTGCTATTGTCAGTTCTTCCTGACATGGGTGATAGGGTGGGTCTGATCCTTCTATCAACATTGATGCTCGTTCATTATATACTTGCCATCTAGTCTCACCATCCATCTGTATAATAAAATTAACAGGTTTGTCATAGTGTGGATGAAATGATGGGTGGTTATTGTTAGCACCATTGGTAATAAACATATGACAATCACCACAACCATCAAATGCATTCTCCATGTGGTGTAATATTTCATCAACTTCTGGTCTACCATGACCATACTTACATATGTTGATGGTATAACCCTCGTTGGCAAGTTCAAACAGTTCTTTCTTCTTAGGCACGTATGTATAGAACCATGGTTCTTCTACCATATCTAAGTCCATACGCTTACGATCATCACCAATGACAGTGATGACATGACTCCATGGATTATTAAGGGCATTCTCGGCATCCTGCCATGTTAGAAATGGCGTGACAGCATTTCTCCACACTCGTGGACGATCGTCTGTCTGATATAACTCAGGATTAAGAAACTCTGGGTTTAAAATTAACATTCAAGGCAATCCTATATCCTGTGCTAGGTGATGATGAAGCATGTAATACATTGCCATCGAATACAACCATCTTACCACGCTCAGGTGATATTCTGATCTGACAATCTGGTTGAAATATACTCTCACATGCATTAAACATGATAGTATCACCATCACTCGCGTTTACATAATACAATGCAGTTATGTGTTCTTCTTCAAAGTCTACATGTGGACAGTGATGTGGTAACTTATCAGGTAATAGACACCCTATCCTAACACGAACTATATCTGTGAATTCTTGTTCAGCAGCAGCAGACATTAACCTCAGTGCAGACTCAAACACATCATAGTATTGAGACACTGGTTGATAGTCCATCACTAATACATGTGAGAATGAACTATTATTAAATGCACCCTCGTATGGTGTCGGACCATCAACAAATGTAGTCTCTTTGACAAGATACCAAGGAAACTGCTGTTGAGTTACTATATCTTCTATCTGATCAACAATAATATCAGGTAGAGGTTTCGTCGAACTCAATAACATATTGTCGGCGGTCGCTGGGTACGTCACAAGGATACATGCAAGGGATAGATAATGATAAACGCTTACTACCTGGGAAGGGTTTATGATATGTTCTTGATGGAATATACATCACATCACCAGGTGACAGAGTGACATCGAGAGCAATATGTAACTCTTGCCCTACTTTGTCTGGTAAATATGGTTCATCAGTCATTTCGATCAGACTACTACATCTCTCCTCATATACATTCCAATGTGTTTCACCATCAATCTGACATATAAAGTTTGGAGGTAGATCCCAGTGAGCACCAAATGATTTACTACCTGATTTAGCAGCACCAAAGATGTGTGCATCACAGTTACAATCAAACAACGCTTCGATATTCTCTAATAGATTATCTACTGCTGGATTGTAATGACCATACTGTTCAATGATAAATGTATGACCTTCATTCAATGCACGAAATAGTTCTTCTTTATATGGCACACCTGTTTCATACCACACTTCAAACTTTTCAGGTAACATCAAACGACGACCCTCCATGTTCATCACCTGCGTTCTATAATACCATGGATTATTGAAGCAATGTGTAACTGTATCCCAATTGACATACTGTGTGGGATTAGGTAATGCCTCTCTCCATACCATTGGTTTATCACCACATTGGAAGAGAGATGGATTTAAGAAAGGTAAAATTAGTTTATTCATGTTGTCCATTCGCCCATAGTAGGATCGTGAGGATATCCAGCAAAGTTCATGCTGATAGCATTACGCTCACATTTAGTATTTGGTTGCGTTCTATGCATCAACCAGGAAGGAAACATGACATACTCATGTACACCCATAATCATAGTCTTCCAGTCATAGTCATAACCAGATTCGCGTGACCAATCATCATATGATGATGCAAGTGGGCAGTGTCTGAGTATATGTTCTAGTGGATTCTTGAACTGTAAGTGACCACCAGCACTATCTTTTGACAAATAGTATACCAATGACACATGAGATTTGCCACGTCCATTAACATGACAGTGCTCACCAGTGCTATCACCTTCGTAGTGTAAGTTTGACCACATGCTATCCATATACATGTGATAGTCTGTACGATAGTGAAGAGTATTCACCCAGTAGTCTTTAACATCATTCAAGATAGGTAGTGTCAACCAATCGAATGCTACATCTTGAAATAGACAATCACCACCAGGTAAGTCAGCAGTAGTCTTACCTGATTCTAATGCCCATGTATTTTCCTTTGCCTTATCAAAGTAACGCCAAAGAACTTCATTAGTTTCTTTCTGTTGTATCTTAGTTGGGACTATATGTCCACGCCTGATGGGTACACTAAACAGATTCAGGTTCATTAGTTTGACGATTGTATGGTGTGACATCGACAGAGATTTCATTATCTTTGATAATGTCCATCATATCTTTCTTTGTTCTTACAGGAATGAAGTTGAATGAGATACTAATACGTTCCTCATCAGTTTCATTCTCACGTACACCATGACCCACCCATGCAGGGAATAACATAAGTCTACCTTGTACAGGTGGATATGCCCATGTAGAGTGTGTATGTGGCACCTCTGCTGTACTCATATCCTCAGATGTACCAAGAGAATGTATTACATAACCCTCAATAGCATTCCTATGAAATGTAAGTTTACCCACTGGTCCTGGTGGTACTGTTACATAGAAAGCACCAGACATTACAGCACCTGGATGTGTGTGAACTTCATTGTATCCACCCTTACCATTAATATTGATCCAGACATTTGCATATGCAAGAGTAGTAGTTTGAGAACCAAAACTATCAAATGCCTCAGATGCTTTCTGTTTAATCAATAGCAGTAGTTTCTTGAACTCATCACCATCCAGATCTGGATCATTGACGATCTCTTCACCCAAGAAATCAGGAGATTGATAGTTCAACAATCCCCGATTACTTCGTGCTTTACCCTCCATATTCATGGCAGTATCTACACAGATACGCCCCATCTCTTCAAGATCAATGTCAAGATCAACCCACCAAATAGGGGTGGGAAAGATATAATCTAAATTCATTATTTAAGTTTGTTTAGTGCCTGAGATCCTTCGTTATCAGATTCCCAAGTAGCATACTTTTCGTAACCAGGACGGGTACGTACTTTAATTTTATGCTTCTCTTCAATCTCTTTCTGAATCCATGGTTCTGCTTCTTCTTTCAGAACATATACACGATACAAGTTAAGAGTTTCTAGACCACCTTCGATCTTAACAATTTCATCACGGAGTTGATTCATCTCAGTGAAATCTACTCGTGTTTCTTGTTGTTCAAACTCCATGCTAGTCAATGATGCAGTCAGTGCAGCATAACGGTCATACTTAGTACGATGCTGATGCATCAAGTTACGCCACAGATCATCAAATGTCTTGACAGCATTCTCAGGTTTGTCTACCTCTTCAATAGTTTCAGGTTCCCATTCAGGAAGATCTGATTCGTTGATGATCACTTCTTCTGACATAATTACTCCTTGTAAATAGTTTGTTTTTGGTACTGGTAGGATGATGGTAAGGTTTGACACCAATCATACATCCTTTGGTTCCAGTTGTCAATCTCAGTCGATGCACCATGTAATGCATGTTGATCTCTTATGGGTGATAACCCATTCTGAATTCTTTTCAGTCTGAGAGTATGATTATTTAGGGGGTTGAATCCCATGCCTGCACCAACATATCTAAGTCCATCATTATGAGATGGATCACCTAACCATTCATATACTACATGCTTCTCACTAGAATATCTTACGAACAAGTTATCTAGTTCTGCTGTTGACATATCATAGTTAACTTCATTAGCAACATATTTCCAGTAGGGAGTATCACGAGCAGAGAAGGCATAGTGAGCACAGATAAAGTTCTTGAATCCTTCAATCTCTAAGTCTGCGACCAAGTTTAGCATGTCAACTTCAATCTTAGGAACAAATCCATCACGACCAGCAAGGTTATTACATAGTCTAATGATCTGTTCATGCGTAGTAAGTAGACCAGTTGCTTCTAATGGTTCTACGAAACAGTTAGAGAGACCAACTGCACACACATTCTTTACCCATGATCTTTTATGCTTACCATTTCTAAATGGTACATGCTTAAATGATCCGATATTGTCAGCACGTTTGATACCTCGTGTACGTGCAACATAGGCATGTAGATCTTCCTCTGCTTTCTCTTTTGTAGAGAATCCAGAAGAGTGTACATATCCTACCCCAGATCTCTCCCATAGTGGTACATCCCACACCCAACCATTCTCAATGGCAGTACAGTTTGTGGTGTTAGTTACTTCTGTCTCAGGATCTTTGTGCGGCACATGACATGTTACTGCACGATCATTAAGTAAACAACCACCACCATCTACGTGGAATGATACAAACTCTTCACCCATAAACTGTTCAAGTAATAGTGACTTGAACCCTGTGCAATCAATGTAGAGATCATATTCTAATCTCCGATCGTCATCAGTTAACAGTGTTGTGATATATCCTTGTTCGTCTTTCTCACAACCGACAACATTACCTTGTAGATAATTCAAACCAGGACAATAGTTATTCTTCAACCACTGCCCAAACTTGATTGCATCCATGTGGTATGCAGTGTCTGAATCATAGTTCCAATTATCATCCTCACCTGTTAGTTTATTGTTCCAAGCAAGATGACCTACTGAATTGTGTGACCTAGCAAATGTATCTCTACTATATTTCTCTGGTTGTTGTAAGTTAAGAGCAAACCATGACATCCAACCATGTGGATATATCTCATCGATGATAGGAACTGCTTTACCAAAAGGATAGTCCCAAGTCTCACCTTTCTTGTAGAAATCGTTGAACCTGATATTAACTTTATATGTCGATCCAGTCTCCTTCATCCACATCTCATCTTTAAGATCGAGGATATGAAAGAAGTCATTTATTTGACCCAACGTAGACTCCCCAACACCAATTACAGGATGATTGGGAGACTCAATGAGTGACGTTTTAACATGTGGACATAATTTAATTAAGGCGGCAGCAGTCATCCAACCAGCAGTACCACCGCCAACAACTAATACATTACGAATGTTCATTTAATTATTCAGGAGCATATTTACCAATTTTGAACTCTTGCTGAACATCATCAGGCATCTGTTCTGGTGAGAACCATGCAGGCATAGATTCATCATGTGGGAATGGTTCATCAGGATTAACTGAGTTGCCATTCTCATCATACTGCACTGGGGGAAGAGTGTCTTTCACGTTCTTAACGTGCTTAAAGAACTCACCTTCTTCGGTGAGTGTACCATTCTTGATGTCATTGTAGATCATCGCTAATTGTTGACCAGGATCACCATATGCTACCACACGTAGCATTTCAGGATCATGTGCTTCAAAGTCTGGAATCCACTCACCTAGTTCTAATTTCCATAGGTTAGTTGCATCATCAGGAATATCCATCCATTTCATGGATGCGCCTGGACCTGTGTAGATCTCAAACTCTTCGCCTGATTCAACAATGTCTGTAATGAATCCGTCAACGCGGACTAATGCTCTTTGTGCCATGATAGTTTAATCGAATTCGTAAACAACAACAATACCTTGGCGACCGTCGCCACCACGCTCACTGTTCCTACCTGAGGAACCGCCAGCACCATAGGCAGCATGGTTTCTATGCCTTTGTGCCCACTGCTGCTGTCTATGAGCAGTTGGAGCAGAACCACCCCAGAAGGATGTCCCACCATGACCTAGACCAGGAGGGTTTCTATGCCCTTGACCAGATCCACCATAGATCTTAACAGATCCTTGGTTAGGGTTGCCACCAGTGGCACCCTCGTGCTGCTGACGACGGTTTGCGCCTTGTCCACCACCAGATGAGCAGTAGTTACCAAAGGAGGATGTACCACCATTACCACCACGACCAGAGTA